AATATTCCAAATAGATTAAACCAACCCATTGATGTTCCGATAATGATTGGTAGTGCTACCATAGTAAAAGCAATAACTAAAAATGCTAGTATGGCGCCGTCGTTGTGATACGGTTCGTTTGGATCACTCATGCTCGCCTCCATTTGCTCGGCCGTTGTACTTGCGTCCTGACTTTAACAAATTGTTAAGTGACTCTGGATTCTTTTCTGCTTGGCGAAATGTTACAACAGTAATGGTAACACCGCTAATAAGCAATAAGTGGAATGCAGCACTAATACCAAACGCATAAAAACTTCCTACCATTACTGCAAAGATGCCTGACCAAATAAAGAACAAGCATTGAAAAATCATATGACCTACCATAGGATCTAAATTGCGTAGTGGTGATTTTTCAACTGTCATTACGCTGTCCCACATATCACGTGGCATACTAGTGATTGTTTTGATAGTAGTTGCCCAACCAATGGGCTTTGGTGTAGTATTGTTCATAAGAACTCCTGTGTGTGTTTCGTTGTGTATTATATATAGCATGGAAAAGAGACAATGTCAAGTAAAGACACTGCGTTAAAGTGTAGCAGTGGCACTTCTGTTGCTAGGCAGTACCCGCCCCCACATACCCTTAGGCTGCTAATGCCATTTCTGGCGCATAATTGTCATTTGCAATTATAAAGTTCGTTCGCGGTAACGGCGCTTACATCCCGATAACTCCACTTTCTCTCTTACGTCAATCTATCCTATTTCGACCCCATCAAAGACACACACCCGGAATTGGGGTGAATTACCACGTCCAGAACTTTTTGCTCGGAATGTGTGCCTATGGTGGAGTCGCCCGGTACCGCCCCGGGGTCTTGTCCGTCGCTGATTGGCTTCAACGTTACAATACTATTTATACACTACCATTTAGGCATTGTCAAGAGTTTTTTTTGACTGCGAACAGCATCCATCAATCTTACAAGTTGCTTGGAGTTGTCATATGGATAGTTGCTACCGTTCTTTGTTTTCCATTGTGTGCTGTTGTTGCACTGCTTTGAAAATTCTTTGTGTAGTAGTTGGTCTAAATATTCTAAATCTGTTGCGCTAAGTTGTGCTATTTTCGAGGTTACCATATCTTTTCTCCCATGCTAGATCGAAACCTTCTTTACGATAAAGCGCCTCGTGGTTCCCCCAGAGACGCTTGAAATAACTGTTTTCCATTGATTTTACTTGTTGTTCATCTCCTGCCCACTCTTGCGGGATAAGATGTCCTTTGACCATCCAGTGTAACTCGTTGGCCCATTTAAACTCTTTATGTGTCATACTGTATTTACAGTGAAACACAATGCTGGCGCTAACACCCCTATTTTTTAGAAGCTTCGTATTTTAATATTAAAGTTGTTAATTCTTCTTGTTTACGGAGTATGCCGTTGTGATCTACAATAAACACATCTCCTGGTTGATACAATGAACGATCCCTAAAACCAGGATTGCCATCTTTGTCATAGCCCATAACTTCTTTGGGCCAATCACCTTTGACAGTAAAACTGCCATCGGCAAAACTTTCTAGGTTATAATCCATCCAAATCATAAGCCAACTAACCCCCAGCCATGATTGGCAATAGCATTTGTTATAATAGCAAGACAGGTAGCAATGTGTAATAGTATCCACACTGTGCGGATCATTGCTACCCGGTCTGCTTTGCGGTCATCGTCATAGGCTTTAGAGCCGATAGCTTTACACCACAATTCCCACATTACATGTCGTTTTTCTTTTCTTGAATTTCCTTACGACGATCCTTTGTAAGTTTACCCAAGTCGCCTAGTGCCTTTCGGGCGCGAGCGGCAGCGGCTTTTACACCTTTACCTTCAAACGTTTCTGTTTCGGTTAGGTAATTATTAAATGCCTGAACAATTTGTTCGTGTGTTGTATTACTCATTTGTTTCTCCTGTAATAATATTATAAATTTCTTTCCAGTTGCGAACACGCTTTGCCGAGCCTGCGTAGTCTTCATTGTGATCATGTGCAATTAGAATACCTTCTAGTCCCATGTCAACACCGCAGTCTACGTTTTGTGGTTTGTCTTCAATCCAATAGCAGCCTGTATCGCGATACTGTTCAAGTACTTCGTCTTTGTCGGCACCAGTGTCTAGATAAACATATTTTTCAAATACACTGTCGCCAAACATTTCACGCAAGTTCTTTGTACGCAAATGTTGTGAATAGTCATCTTTGCTTAGGCTAGTAATACAATGAAAGATAAATCCGTGTTCTTCGTGTAGTTTTTTAACATACTTGATTGCGTCACGCAATGGCGGCAGTTTACGAATAACTGCACTTTCGTTAAACATACGTACTAGACGCATTGTTTCTTTACGATCAAGACCGTACTTAATATTCATTTGATAATTACCAGTTTCTACAACTGTATAATCGTGTCGCTTCATCCATTGATCAAACGCATATTCCCAATCGAATAGTACACCGTCTGCATCAGTTAAAATACATTTATCTTTCATCTTTGCCTTCTTTGCCTTCTTTCTATTACTTCATTATGAGTACATTATACACTCACATTTTAGCAATGTCAAGAAGGAATTGCAATGCCGCTAGTTTGAGACAGATATTGTTTGCCAATTTCTTCTTCAGTTTTTGCTACACAGCTAACTGAATTAGCTTGTAAAACAAACTTACCATCCGGACTTACGCTGAACATAAATGGAGCAAGTCCTAGTCCTTGTTGCTGTGCAATAAGTACCATTGGTTTTTTTAGTGTGTAAGATTTACTATCTTCCTTTTCTAAACGAGCAACAATTTCTTCGCCTGAGCTTAGTTTAAATGATACTGTATCGCCTTGTTTATATGGTGCTTCAATTAACATTATAATGAGTGTCCTGTTCCGTTATAACCTGTTTCTTCTAAGTAAGTTCCCAACTGGTCCTTACCGCCTATTGATGTACCGTTTACTTTAATCTGTGGAAAAGTACGTGCTCCGGGGAACATTTCTAGTACTTCCTCACGAGTAAAGTCTGTGTCTAGCTGATAATATTTGTAATCTAATTCACGTTGTTCGCAAAGCCGCTTTGCTTGATCACAATGCGGACATGCCGGTTTACCATAAATCTCAATCATAAACTAAATCCTTTAAAAGTATCTGCCGACACGTCTTGTTTGGTGCCGCCTTGAATGTAACTAGTTATCTCTGTTTCTTGAGGTGCTACTTGAACGTCTGCCCCTGAGATCCATTTTTGTGTCCAAGGTAGCGGATTATTTTTAATGTTGTAGGGGCTCTTAAGATTTACATTTGTCATACGACGAGTGGCAATAAACTCAATGTACTGCGAAAGAAGCTCTGTGTTCAAACCAATCATTGAACCATCCTTAAACAAATATTCAGCCCAAGCCTTTTCTTGATCTACTGCATCAATAAACATCTGAATACATTCAGCTTCTGTTTCTTTTGCGATACGATCAAAGTCTGGATCATCCTTTTTCAAAATCTTAAGAAGTGCCTGAGTGCTTGCAAGATGCAAATTTTCGTCTCGTGCAATCAACTTGATAATTTTAGCATTACCTTCCATCTTCTTAAGTTCTGCAAATGCCCATGAACATGCAAACGATACATAAAAGCGAACGCCTTCCAAAATGTTAACACTCATTAGCGCCAACCATAACTTTTTCTTTAGCTCGTACTCATTAACTGAAATTTTCTTACCATTTACCGTGTGTGTACCAAAGCCTAGTAAATTGTAGTAACCTGCTGTTTCGATTAAGTCGTCATAATATTTTGAGATACTATCAGCACAATTTACAATTTCGTCCACATCCATCATCTCATCAAAGATTTTACTCGGGTTGCTGTATACGTTGCGAATGATATGTGTATACGATCGCGAATGTATTGTTTCTGAAAATGTCCATGTAATAATCCAGTTTTCTAATTCTGGTAACGATACAATAGAACCAAAGCTTTCTGCAGGTGCTCTACCTTGCACACTGTCTAATAGGATTTGACGCTTTAAATTACTTGTGAAGATGTGTTGCTCATGCTCAGTTAGACTTTTGAAGTCTTTAGCATCTTGGTAGATATCTACTTCTTCAGGCCTCCAAAAGAACCCAAGCTGTTTATCAGTTAGCCCGTCAAACTGTTTGTACTTCAGCGAATCATAACGCTGGATAGTTGGGCCTCCACTAGGATCAAGAAAGGCTTTTACCTTTGTGTGGTCGACTCTGTTTTCTACGTCAAAAACGCTACTCATGTTCTTTTCCTTTTACTCAAAATATCTATTAGAGTTTAACACGCTCTATCAAGCGTGTCAACTATTATATTGTACAGCTCTCACAAGCTTCATCGTCTGTATGCGCATAGCCATTAACTTCTACAGCACTTCCGTTTGTAGCGTCTTTATCCTCAGATTCAAACATTTTATTAACATCTAATTCGCCTTGGCCATCAAAGGTATTAAAGTAATATAATTGCTTGCCGCCGTATTTGTAAAACATCAACATATGTTGAAGCATGACACTCATTGGAATCTTTTCTTCGTCATAGAAAGTAGGATTATAAGAAGTGTTTACACTAATACCTTGGTCGATATATTTCTGTAGAACACTAACAATCT